CATCAGATTCTTTATCAACTAACATATTTTGTTCCTGCCAAAATGGTTATAGGAAAATTAACCAGGCGCATTGCGCTTATTGGTTAGCTTTGCGTTCAGCATTCAGTCTATCTAAGTGGCTTTTCTCGAACTTTCCGTGCGCTGATGGAAATGTCCCAGACCACCCTTCTAAACGAAATGCTGGCGCTGACAAAATGCGATGAGTTTCCTCACCACACTCACATACTAGACTTGTTGCCTCATAATCAACAAATCTCTCTGTCTTGTGCCTGTTTATACAGGCAAATTCATACATTCTTCTCATTTAAATCCTCGTATGCACGTTCGCTTGCCCATTTCAGGGTTTGTAGCCAAATTAGGATAGAAATCTCACCTTTGCGAAATTGTAAACTTTTTTCGTCTGCAATGGTAGATACATTATTCATAGATTCAAGCATTTTGTCTACATCTTGCATTAAATCATGCCATCCCTGTTGGGAGAATAGATCAAACCTATCTTCATAGTACTTTTGGAGGTCAGGAGTCATTTTGGATACTTCGCTTTGACCGCTTGGCAATCAGCAATGTATTTATCAATCTGTGCTTGGTCGCTTTTGACTATGCCATCAAGGTAATCTGTAAGTGGCGGGTACTCAGCCAATCGGTTGCGCTTGTATGCGTCTGTTGCATATTGTTGTTCTAAGCGTGTAAGTTCTTGGGCAATTTGCTCATCAGAAACTGGTGCTGTTGATGGGCTATGCCATTCAATCACGCCCTCACGATTCACAAACTCTGCATTTGATACTAGCGAAAGAATTGCTGTTGATTTAGTAATTTGATTCATGCCGCAATCTCCAAAAGAGTAATAAATGAGGTTTGTGAATTTGCATAAGCATGAGTCATTCCAGAAGTTCCTTTTGCAACTTGAGTTTTATAAGTTGTTGATGATGTTGTTGCTGGCGAGTCAAGGTAGGTAAAGCTAACATATCCGCCAATTACAATAGTTCCAGATGCGGGGGCAACTCCAGTTCCTAAAAATATTGAACCTTTGCCACCACCATCACTACTAGGAGTAACAAGATCAGTAGCACCTCTTACTAACTTTACGCCAGCATTTGTTTGAAAACCATACCCGACAGCAGCACCTCCAGTAGACAATATGTTTTGATTTACCAATACCAAAATTTTGTTTGTGGCACTTGTTGGTGTAATACTTGCTGTTAGATTTGAATCTGCGTAAGTTGTTGAGGTTGAATCGAATAAGCTGGAAGTAGATGCTTGAACAACTTGCAATACAGAACCCGCAGGCAGAGCCGCCCTAGACAGACCCGTAGCATTAGTCAACACTAAAGCAGAAGGCGTACCCAACGCTGGAGTTGTTAAAACAGGACTAGTCAGAGTCTTATTAGTAAGTGTCTGGGTATCCGTTAAGCCCACTACAGCACTAGCAGGATTACCTACCCCACCCGCAGGAAATGTAACTCCACCTGTTCCGTCAAGAATTAAACTCATGCTTGTGCTCCTTCAAGCGCAGTAATGCGTTGTGTCAGCGTTTCAATTAGGGCTTGTTGTTCTTGAATAGCCGCTGTTAATGTAGCCACTAAGAATGAAACATCAATGCCTTGAGGTTTAATTGAGCCATCTTCATAAACAGCATCTTTTTCACCAAATACTGCTTCTGGGCAAACTTCAGACAATTCATGGGCAATAAAACCTTGACTTGCTAAACCGCTTGCTTTCCATGTGTAGGTGCATGGCTTTAATTGTAAAACCTTTGCCAATGCGCCTGTCATTGGTTCGACATTTTCTTTTAAGCGATAGTCTGATGAAGTGTTGTAGGAAGTAGCCGCATCTGTTTGAGAAATGCCGCCTGTATATGTTCCATTACGTTTGAAAGCAAAAAAACCAACACTTCCAGAACCAGCCGCAATATTATTGCTTGCAAACAAGTTTCTCACTTCAGCTGGATCTCCTTCAACTTCTATGTATCCCTGTGCGCCACTTGTAAATCCTGTTGTTGCTACACAAAACTTTCCTGCGCTAGTTATACGCATGGCCTCCGCACCACCTTCACTAAAAGCAATGGTGTCAGCCGCAGGGAAGAAAATGCCTGTGTTTGTGTCGCCAGTTGTGGTAACAGCGGGGAGTGCCGCAGTTCCAGCAGAAAATGTTGCAGCACTTGTAGCACTAAGCGTAGTAAACGCACCAGTATTAGCTGTAGTAGCACCGACAGTTCCGTTATGTGGGCCTGATAATCCTGCGGCAGTTAAGCTACCAACAACCGTTACGTTTTGTGAGGCATCCACAGTCACCGCAGTAGTCCCTGCCGTTTGTAGTTGCAATATGCCCGATGTGTCAGCAGTGGTGATTAGCCCACCTGATGTTGCGGCGTTGATTATGCTTGCCATGATTGTGCCTCCAGTGTGCGGATTTCTTCACGCCACACTTGGCGCTGGGCTTTGATGGCCTCGCTGTCCTTGTCGTAGTCGGGTAAGACCTTGTAGTCGCTGTTGGTCAGCAACGCCTTAAGTTCAGCAATGCGGGTTTCGTTGGCCTTGGCTTGTGCCTTGACGGGGTCGATCTTAATTAAACTCATTGGATTCACCTCCGATACCGTCAGTCAGGTCTGCTTCGTCAACCGTCCATGCATCACGATCAGAGCGATCCGATGGGATGTCAGCAGCGTCCACTAGCTTAAATTTACGGCCACTTGGAACGTCCTTGATTGCAATGGCTTGGATGCCGTGCTGCTCAAGAGCTTCTGGTGTTGGGATGATGACAGCGACTACGCCGTTGTCTTGTAAAAATATGATGCGATTCATGGTGTGTCCCTAGCGGAAGATGGAGACAGATAAGAATTCCCAATCACCATATTGGTTTGCATATAAAACACCCGCTGATGCGTTGTTTGTGTAAACAAATGCTGATGATGCTGTATTTGGCTTTGCACTCAAAACATAGATATTTTTGTTGTCATTTCGGCCAACAGAACCCATAACAGCATAATTTGCATCAGGCATTGCAGTTGTAAAGTTCACCGTGTAATCACCAGTGCCGTTATCCGTAATGCTGCTCACGTTCCCACTCGCACGAATTGCCACAGTTCCCGTGCCGTTGAAGTTAACCCATGCGCGGCAGGGGTAGATCGGCGCTGTGCCAGATACAGTAGCAAACTGCGCTGAGTTGATGTTCGGCGTGGTCAGCGTGGGGCTGGTCAGCGTCTTATTCGTGAGCGTATCAGTCGTAGCCCGACCAACCAAAGTGTCCGTGCTAGTTGGTAGTGTTAGCGTTCCAGTATTTGTAATACTAGAAATAACAGGAGCCGTTAGCGTCTTGTTGGTCAGCGTCTGAGTTGCGGCAATACCCGCCACTGTGTCAGTGACCGCAGGTAGCGATAGCACACTGCTTCCCGCAACAGCAGGGGCTTGTAGCGTGACCGAACCGCTTGTGTCGCCAGCAATAACTATTGAACTCATAATTTTTCCTTAAATCACAACCCAGCGTGAGCCAGAGCCAAGCGTAACCACGACACCGCCACTCAAGGTAACTGGGCCAGATGACATTGCGCTGAAACCAACAGCAATCGTGTAACTCGCTGACACCGTTTGACTATTAACAACAATACCGTTCGATGCTACCAATGTAGAGGCTTGTAACTCACCAGTAGACGGCTTGTATAAATACTGAGCGTTGCTTGTGAAGATTGTTGTCGGCACACCGCTTGTTGCAGATGCAAACAAGGGAAACAGGTTACTAGCCGTTGTAGTGTCGTTGCTGATAGTCGCACCAGCAGTCCCGTTGGATGCGGCAGTAATCAGACCCTTAGCGTTGACCGTAATGTTAGCCGCCGTGAACGAGCCAACATTGGCATTGACAGTTGCCAGTGTGCCAGTAGCAGTGACATTGGTCGATCCGTCAAAAGACGGGCTGGTGTAGGCCAAGTCACCCGTGACGGCAATTGTGCGGCCTGTAGTCAGGGTGGCTGCGCTACCAGTTGTGCTTTGGTTGAGCGTAGGAATGTCAGCCGCAACAACAGCGCGGAATGTTGGTACACCCGCAGACCCATTGGGCGCGGCCAAAACAAAGTTGGCAGTCTTGGATGCGTAAGGATTAAGGGTGTCGCCGTAACCCGATGCCAAGCTAATGTCAGGGGTCGTGCCGCCGCTAGAGACAACAGGTGATGTTCCAGTAACTGATGTAACCCCGCCAGGTGATCCGCTAGAAGCGGCAGTAATCAAGCCTTTAGCGTTGACTGTAATGTTTGCGTTTGTAAACGCACCCACATTGGAATTGACAGTTGCCAGCGTTGATGCGTTACCAACCGAGGTAACATCGCCTGTTAAGTTGGCGTTAATTGTGGCCGTGCCCGTAGCATTACCAGTGCCGCCATTGGCAGTAGCAAGAATGCCAGCCAAAGTGATAGTGCCAGTTGTGGTGATTGGCCCACCGCTTGTAGTCAAGCCTGTAGTGCCACCCGATACAGCGACACTTGTCACCGTACCCGTACCCGCGCTTACATTGACAGTGACATCATCGCCCGATGCTGATGCGGTAACGGCTGCGCCAACAAAGTTGATGTTCTTCACACCCGTGGAGATTGAGCTACCCTCATCGCTAATGCCCACCGCCCCGTTTGTGGACATGGTTTGAATGACTTTGATCTTTTCGGCAATGTCTTGAGAAACAACCTCGCCGACATTCAACAACTTGCCGTCAGACAGCGTAATAATTAGCGAACCATCAAAGTCAATGTGGGCATCCGTGATAGAAATGCCGTCTTTACCATCAATCCCGTTAGTACCGTTTAGACCATCAGCACCACGAGGGCCAATAGCGCCATCTTTTCCTGATCGACCATCTCTACCAGCCTTGCCATCTACGCCATTGCGACCATCTTTACCATCTTTGATGGAGGCAACACGCTTTTCAATGGCTTTGCCTGTCTCATCGTAGCGAGACTTGATGTCAGCCTCAATTTTCTTGAGAGCCTGAACCACGACTTGCACATTCTCGCCAATACGCTGTTTTTGCACCGTGCGAGCGTTGCCCATCGTTGTTTTAATGGACTCAAGAACAGCGTTCTGCTGCTCCTCCGTCATCCCCTTGAGGATTAACTGCTTGGCTAGGCTTTCAACGTCCATTGCTCAACTCCTTGGTCAACTGATCCAAGAAGTCGTCTTCCATCCCTGATACCTTGTTTTGCTTGTCGGCCATCTGCAACTCTACAATCTTGGACTTGTTCTTAATATCGGCTTCTTTGAGCATCAACTCCGCAATCTTGACCCGTTTGTCAAACTCTTTGCCTTCGTTGTCATCTGGCAGATTCTTGGTCAGCGCGGCCATAGTTTTAGCTTGCGATTCTTGCGGCATAAGCTGTGTTTCCACCGACAACTTCTGTGCCTCTGCACGATTTTGCTCTGCTTGTGTAGTCTGTACGGCAATCTGAGCCTGAGCCGCTTGCAGTGCCAACTGTTGCTGAACTTGTTGCATCTCTTGAGCCTGTGGGTCAGGTTGACTCATCTGATCCAAAGCACTCATCAACTCAAATCTGTTACTCAAACTAGAGTTATTCAAGATGCCTTTAAGGATCAAAGGCAAAACAGGCGTATTCGGGCCAAGGGTCTGGAGTAGACCAATGAACTGTTGCTGTTCGTACTCTCTTGCGATAATCCCTAACGTAGCCGTAGGTATAAACCTCATGTCCACAGAAGGATAACGCTCTGGGTCGAACTGCATATAGCGGAATGAAGCCTTCTGGATGAACGGAATCAAGAAGTCTTCTTGGAAGTTTACCAAGGTTCTCTTGTATTTCTTGATGATGGTGGCTACTGCCATGCTCATACCCGCACCATCACGATTACCTTGAGAAACCATGCCTTGAGAGTCCATCGTACCAGTAGCTTGGAGAAGCATTCTCTCAAACTCTTTGGCAGTAGATAGGTTATTCAGGCTTGTCTCACCAAACTTAAACGGATAGAGAATCTCCGCTGGATTTCCGTTTACCAAGAACGCCTTGCCTGGCTTTACCTCAAACTTAGCACCTCTTGGTAGACGAGAAGCATCTAATCCCATCATAGGAGAGGTTGTTAGAGCTAAAGAATCCAAATGGCTTCGTACTTGGGCATCTATTGCCTTTTGCATGTTGTAGGACTTCTCTACAGTACCCCTACCCAACAGTCGATTAGGAACAGTGTCGTCTTGATAAGAGATAACGGGACGATCTTTCATCATGTAAGGATTCTCTTCTGCTTTGAGAAGCATCCCACCATTGGCAATCACAACAATTGCCTCAACCATGTCTGAATAGTCCTCTGCATAGCTGTTCTCAGGGAACAACTCTTCAATTTCTTCGTCTTCGTTTGTCAGATACTCTCTAGGAACTAAGCCGTAGTACGTTAAAAGTAGGACTTTTTCATCTCTGTACTGAGAAACCTCTTGGGTTGGCTCTAAATCTGTGTCTTCGTAGGTACTGGTGATGTTTACCTTGCGATAAATACCCTTCTCAATGCCTTCTACGATCTTGTGGATGCCAACATACTTCTCAATTGCCACACCCATGCAGTCATCAATAGATGTCCCATTAGGGTCGAACAAGAAGTTCTTGGGATTGACGGGCATTATCTTGACGGCAATGCGGGTTTTCTCAACAACACCAATAGCGGCTTGTCCCATTTGACCAGGAATTGCCTGAGTAGAAGGTTCAAATATCTTTTCTGTTTTGACAACAATCTCACCAATACCAGTTCCGTAGATTTCTGCCATCAACTCAATCTGGTCAATGGATTTACGGATTTTGTCTTGTTTGAAGTCTTCCATTAACTGAGCTTTTAGGGCTTCAACGTCTAATGGATTGCCGTTTACGTCTTTCAGGTCATCTTCAATGTCAAAGAAGTCGCCTTGACCAAAGATAGCTTCCATGATCTCAGCATGGCGTGTCTCTACGGCTTGTTGGGTAGCGGGGGTAACGATTCTGGAACGCTCTGACTCACGGGTCTTGTCCTCTGCTGCCCACTCACCACGGAAGATTCTCTCGTATTCTAGGTAGTCTTCTAAGAAGTTGACATCACGGTAGTCTCTCCAACGATCACAGTGGTTAACAACGAATGACGTTAACTCTTTGTCATTCTGCGTTGGCTCGTCAAACTCGTTTTGATCCATATTAGACCCCTGAAATAATATCTAGCGGTTGCCAATCCTCACTGTCATCCTCTTCCATGTAAGATGTAACAGCCAGTTGGTCAATGTAACTAAGAGAGTCTGGTAGGTCATCGTGCACCCCTTGAGCAGGGAACAGGATTAACTGATCTACGAACTCGTCCCAATCTTCCTCGGAATTTAACACAATTCTGCCATGCTCGAACCTTCCTTGCAATGACCAAATGATCCTATCTGCCTTTTTTCTGTTCCCGTGGGTCAAATCTACGATATGGGCATAGGTGTTGTTCTTTCTCATTAAATCACTTAAATAGGGCAAAACAGCGTTCTTCAAAGCCCCCCTCTCTATCCCTACACTCAAAGGTTTGTAGTCCCTCATCGCCAATAGTATCTTAGAGGCTGTCTCTCGGATGTCCCACCGTCCATGCAGAATCTTCTCAACAAACCATTTCCCATCGTCTGTCACTTTAACGATAGAGATAGCAGTCTCATCCAACCTTTTCTTGGCATTAGCCGCTTGTTTGGCAACTTCCTCGAATCCCGCCAAGTCAACAGCGATGTAGTAAGACCCGTGTTCAGGCTCTTCCCCGTACTTAATCCACTCTTCCTTAAAAATATCTGATCCCGCGTTCGTAAAGGAAGCCATGTACTCTTGCTTAAAAGCGAAGGAACTCAAGGTCTTCTTAGCAGATTCAATCTCCGCTTGGTCAATCAAGGGGTTATCAGCAGTGGTAAAGTGCCATGATTTCCAATCAGGATCATCTTCACTCTCACCCAACTTAAAGGTGTCATAGAACCAATTTCTGCCCTTTGGAGTGCCGATGAAAAGTGCTCTCCCGCGTTTATCACTCAAACTGGCTCGAATGACCTGTTCCCATGCTTCAGGTTTGATGTCCGCAACCTCATCAAGAACGGCGTAGGTCAATGAGACACCACGGAGCGTATCAGGCCGATCTGCCCCGCGAACGTATATCCTAGCCCCGTTTATCAGGGTAATGTCCAAGTTATTCACATGGCTATTCTGGATAACCTCTCTGCCAAGGTCTAGCAATAAATCCCAGATAATCTGTCTTGACTGCCCCATAGTCGGTGATACATACAATACAGCAGAGCCTTGAGGACACTTGAGTCCCTCAATGAGTAGGGTAACTGCCGCCATTCGAGACTTACCGCACCTACGCCCAGCAGCCACAACCTTGAACCTAGTCGTATCCTTGAATACCTCTTGTTGCCAAGGAAGTAGAGAAAAGTTCAGGTCAGCCATATTTAGCCTCTACA